ATGGTTGACAATGTTTTTAAGAAGAAATTGGCATCAATTAAGAACGAACATGTGTCGGTGTTAGATAGTTACAAAGTAAGATCATTTAAAGAGACTCATAGCGACACGGCCTGTATTGTGCGTATTATTGAAATATATTCACTGAATAAGCTGCGAGCTAAAGGTGAAAAGCTGTATTCACTTACGGGGTTAACAGTACCTGATACGGAAACTGTGGCGAATGAGATCAACCTGCTCCTGAGCCGTTATGCCCAGTTGTGTCGTCAGGAAGAGGAAGAGTTATCTTTCCGGCAGCGTGAAGTGACAAATGCGGAAGTTGCATGGAAAAGCACATTCTCAAAAAACGGCGTCAGTAGCATTGCTGAAGCCAAAACGAATAAAATGGGGCATGCTGAACGAGCGGATGCTGAACGGTATTACCATCTGGCTGTTTCCCGGTTGAATGAACAACATAGTCGATTGAGCACGATCAAGCTTTTGCCGGGAGTACTGGCCGATGAAGGAAACTACATTGGGAAGGGAATCGATAAGCGTTTACTGAATATATTTCCTCAATCCGGCCAGATCCCTGCTGATTTTATTTCTGTATTTAATGACAGTGACGTTGTCCGTGATATTAAATTTATTACTGATGCACTCAAGTCTTTATCTGATTCCGTGAGTGAAATTATTAGTCGTTGTAGCGTTCCAACTGATCGTTATGTATTAAATAACGGTGGAATGGCAAGAGCTATGGCTTACAGGGAGTACTATCGAGCAGATAATTATGTATTACGTTCAGTCGTAAGTGACCGGGATTATGTTGAGCATGTAATGAAATACAATCTGGTTACTGAGTACAAAAATAAAATCTTTTCTTAAATACTTAAAAAGGTGAAAAACTATGTATGCCTTCAAAACTGAAAGGCCGGACGCAGCACGTCGTTATCATAATAAATTCGTCACTGGCACTAACTATCAGGAAGAATCAAACAGACGCTTTGCATTAAGCGAACCTACTGAAAATATACTGCGTACCTCAATTCTGGAATCCGGGTGGCTTATTAAAAATATTACCCTACGTGATGTTAACGCCGTGTCAGGTAATGCCGTCAATATTGGTGCCAGTGAACTGTATACCGGACGTGTGGATGGTGGCCGTTTCCACAAAAAAATGGCAATCAATGGTACGGAGTTCTTTCTGACAGAGACGGATACCTGCGCCCGGATCAGCTATTCCGATATGTCTCATATTTACCATACCGGCGTGCCGGATGAGTTTGAGAAAACGGTTGAGAGCTTTTTTGCCCAGGCATATGCGCTGGACATGCTGCGGGTCGGTTTCAACGGTGTGTCGATTGCAAATACTACAAACCCGGAAATCAATAAAAAAGGCGAGGATGTCAATATTGGCTGGCATGCACTGGCGAAAGCCTACGGGAACGGAAAGCAAATCATCTCTGAGCCTGTCACTCTGGGAGAGACTGGCACCTGGAAAAATATTGATGCTCTGGCCAACCATCTGATTACAGAGCTTATTGCTGAGCAGTTTCGTGAAGATCCTCGTCTGGTTGTACTGGTTGGGGCAGAGCTGGCAGCACATCAACGCCTGAAGTTATTTAATGCCGCAGACCGCCCGTCTGATGTGAATGCGGCACAGATGGCTACAAGTTCTGTTGCTGGCCGCTTTGCGTTTATTCCCCCGTTTATGCCGGGTAAGCGTCTGGCAGTAACGACGCTGGATAATCTGCATATTTACACTCAGGCGATAACACGCTGGTTTCGTGCTGAGTTTGATGATGAAAGCAGTGAATACGTGCATTCCTACCTGCGCAATGAAGGTTATGCACTCGGTGAACCTGAACTGTACGCGGCTGTTGATGAGTGCACCCTGACGTTTGCGGATTGACTTAGCGACAGAAAGACCCGCTCAGAGGCGGGTCTCGTTTACAGCATCAGGAAAAATGAAGAACTATTTTTAAGCAGAGGCTTAAGCATGCCAGCGTTAATTAATCCAGGCAATGATCAGTTTTCGGTTATAAATTTCTTGCCTCACCAGGAATGCGCGGGATATAGTTTAAAGGTTGCCGCAAAATCGGCAGCCGGGCGTAGGAACCCGTGTTATCTGAAGGCGATACTACACGCGCTAGGCGTGTTTTTTTGTGTCGCAGCTTTGACTCACCTAAAATTTATGGTGTGGTGGCTGATTGTATTTTTTTATTTTTTACGCCACATCATCAGAATTATGGTAGTCCAGGCGGGGCAGCTTTCGGGCTGGCCGGTATCCTTCAGAGCCGGTATTCCTACCCCCGTCTGGGCTACCACCCATGAGCGTAGGAACTCCGGTGGTAGCGTTACCCGCTATCTGAAGGAGGTTGCCATTATGGCTACAGTCCCTGCTTTATCTCACCCTGAATTTACCTTTGTCTTTCTGGCTGTCCGCCGTACAGACCGTGATGCCCGTCCACGCCCTGTGCGTGTAATCGCAGAATGCGAGCATGCTGCACGCCTTAAACTTGCCACTGAATTTATCCTGAGCTTTGCTGCCCGTATCCCTGTGAAAAGAGCCGGGGAGGTGGTTGCATGAAATCCATGAATTTTAAGCAAGGCTGCATATTGAGTGAACAGGGGGAGAGTCGTCTGTTACGGGCGGCACTGGCCAGTGAGTTTCTTGCAGAGGTCTTGTCCGTGCCCACAGTGAATGGAGCGAGAACTGTTTCAGCGGAAGGCGCTGCGGCTTTAGTGGCCTGTATTGCCGAACAACTGGATGGCGTTGTTAAGGAAACCAGCACAATTAAGGGAGTGATGCGCGATGAATAATAATCAAAATTTAAAGGCGCATGCTTTACGAACAGCAGTCTTACGCTACTACATTGCTGATGCATTCATTTCCTTAATGGTGCGTGTTCATAATGAACCTGTTTATATTGAAGATGGCGAACGAATAGAACTCTCCCACGAAAAAGTGGTGAGTAATATTATTTACCATATTGAAATGCCGTGGGTGAATGAGTTTGGGGCTGATGCTGGTTGCATACTGGCCGCAGAGAAACTGGAAAAAATGCTTAAACCAGGCTTTATGTCAGAAAATATTCGCCTGTCAGTTTTTGGTGTCACAGAGATGCGTGAGGTTTACCGGGATATTATTTTCGGAGCACCTGATGGCGAACTACCCGAAGGTTTTGAATTTGTGAAGCCGGAAGGTCAGGAGGTGCTGCTGTGAAAACACCGTCTGTATCCACGATTTCCGGAGCTGCAATTGGGCGCTGGCCTTATATCCTGTCAGCATTAGGTATTAAAGTACCGTCCGCAGGACATCATGGGGCTTGCCCTGCCTGTGGTGGAAAAGATCGTTTTCGACTGGACGATAAAGCGGGGCGAGGGACGTGGTTTTGTAATCAGTGCGGTCATGGCGATGGTCTTGATCTGGTTCGTCTGGTGACAGGAAGAAAGATAAAAGAAGTCGCCGGGATGGTATCTGAGGCGCTTGCATTACCAGAAATACAGGAGAAGCCCGCATTGCCAGCCAGGAAAAAGGCCGCAGGAAAAGAAGCGGGCGCGGAGCGATATACCAGACTCAGACAGCAGTCCTGCAATGGTGAGCCGGTCTATCTGACAAATAAGAGCTTACACGGGTATTCACTTCCCTTGCTGTCACAGCCTTTGAATCTGGCCGGAATAACATTTTCCACCGGTTCATTACTGCTGCCTTTGACGGATATTTCCGGGAATATTACTGGTGGCCAGCTTATCAATCCTGACGGGGATAAAAGTCTGCTGCCCGGTAGCCAGCTGTCTGGCGCATTCATTGCCCTGACCGATATACCCGCTGAAACACCTGAACAGGTGATTATCACTGAGGGTTTTGCCACGGCGCTTACCGTCAGTCTGCTGACTGAAGGATGGATCGTGGCGGCTGTCGCTGCCACCAATTTACTGAAGGTGACGGAGCAGATCCGAAAACGCTGGCCGGAAACCCGGATCATTCTGGCCGGAGATAATGATCTGGCTGACGGCAAAGAAAACACCGGGCGTATTCAGGCAGAGAAAGCCGCCAAAGCGGTGGATGGCTGGGTAACGCTCCCTCCGGTACGCCATAAGGCTGACTGGGATGATTATCGGCAGGAAGTGGGGAAAGAACGGGCGAGAGATGCCTTTCGTGAAGAAATGACGCTGCATGGCAAAGGGCAGACCCGTTTACCAGAAGGGTTCCGGCTGACAAAAGAATATTTGTGGTACGACAAGCTGGTTAATAAGTCTGATGGTGATACAGAGATACGTAATATCAAAATTTGCAGTCCGTTGCGGGTGACGGCAATCACCAGTGATGCTGATGGAAGTAATTACGGGCGTTTGCTGGAATGGGAAGATACCAACGGAAACAGCCGTAAATGGGCAATGCCGATGGAGATGCTGGGCGGTAGCGGGGAAGAACTGCGCCGCGTTCTGCTGGTTAACGGGCTTTCTTACATCAACATTAACGGCATGGCCAGAGCATTCCTGATGGAATATATCTCGCTGTGTAAACCGGACAGAAAAGTAACCTGTGTGAATAAAACTGGCTGGCACGGCGGGGTTTACGTTCTCCAGGATGAAGTGATAGGGCGCGAAGCCCAGTCAGTCATCTTACAAACATCGAGTGTGCAGGGGCGTGATTTTCGTGTCAGCGGCACATCAGAGGGCTGGCGTGAAAATATAGGCCGTTATTGCATAAAGAATGCCCGTCTTGCCTTTGCGGTGAGTCTGGCATTTGCTGCCCCCCTTCTGAAACTGGTTGGTATCGGCGGTGGAGGTTATCACCTCAAAGGGGAATCCACAGACGGTAAAACCACGACGATGAAAGTGGCTGCATCAGTATGTGGTGGAACAGATTTCTGGCATACGTGGCGGGCGACGGGGAATGCCTTAGAAGGAACGGCGAGCCGCCGCAATGATGCCACGCTGATGCTGGATGAAATCCGGGAGGTTGACGGCAGGGAGGCGGGAAATATCGCTTATATGCTGGCTAACGGGCAGGGCAAAGCCAGAGCCAGAACAGATGGTTCGGTAAGGGAAACCAACCGCTGGAATCTGTTGTTTCTGTCTACCGGGGAACTGTCACTGGTAGAGCATGCGGCAAGCGCCGGGGAACGTACGTATGCCGGGGTTGAGGTCAGAATGATCCAGATCCCAAGCGATTCGGGCAAGTATGGCGTGTTTGAAGAACTTCATGGCTTCAGTAGCGGGAAAACCCTGGCTGAGCATCTTGAGCAGCACGTAGCGCATTATCATGGTGCACCATTCCGCGACTGGCTGTATTGCCTGACCGCTGATCTGCCGGAACTGACCAGTCAGGCGAAAGCCTTATTGAAAGAGTATACCCGAAGGCTGACGCCGGAAAATGCCGGGAATCAGGTTGGCCGGGCTGTTACCCGTTTTGCTCTGGTTGCGATGGCCGGGGAGCTGGCCACAAAAGCGGGCATCACAGGATGGCCGGAGGGAGAGGCCTTTCGTGCCGCTCAAAGCTGTCTGGCTGCATGGATGGCTGACCGGGGCCATACAGCTAATCAGGAAGATAAAGCGGCACTTGAACAGGTTCGGGACTTCATGACGCGTAATCAGTTCAGTCGGTTTGCTGACTGGAATGACGACAGGAACCGGCCTGTTTCAATGATGGGATTCAGAAAAGTCGATAAAGGAGACAACGTGACAGAGCCGGTTGTGACGTTCTACGTTCTCCCGTCAGGCTGGAAGGAGATCTGTAAGGGATTTGACTCGCGTAAGGTGGCCAGGTTGTGTGTGGACGCGGGCTGGCTGAAACCCGGTGAAGATGGCCGGACGCAAAACAGCATTCGCCTGCCAGAAATAGGGCTTAAACGTGTGTACCAGTTCAATACACAGGTACTGGGAAGCGCTGAACCTGAGTGATTATCGCGTGAGTCTTATTTTTATGAGGTAACACTGGTAACAGAGGTAACACCCGTTACTGATGCGGTTCTTCAGTGTTACCAGTCAAAAATACTGACTGGTAACAGAGGTAACAAAAAATGGTGTGTTACCACGCGTTACCTCTTGATTTTGCTAACTGGTAACAGATTAAATCCTTTTAAATCAATAGCGTTACACGTGTTACCAGTGTTACACGTTCAGAACAAGAGGTAGGGATCCAAATCCCTTCTTCTGGCGGGCAACAGTATAGGGCACAGAACGATGAAGATGATGAGAATGTACTGCCCCACATGTCAGGCAGTAGCACGGATAGGTAAAACAAACAGGAAACACCCACAACTGTACGATGTGTACTGCTATTGCTCTAATGTGGAGTGCGGTCACTCGTTTGTGATGAATGTTGCTTTCTCCCATTCCGTTAGTCCAAGCGCGCTGAACGGGCAGGGAAGGGTTAAAGAGCTGATTGATGCAATTCCACCCGAGGAACGGGAAAAGGCTTTAAAGTTGCTGCTGGCTGCGCAAAAGAATGGGTAAAGTATGCGTCGGGAATGGCCGATCTGTTCCCGGAACCTGAACACAGGATTTCAGTTTATACGGTCATAAAATTATTATTTTTCAACTGGTTATCTTCTTCATGTTTCACAAACCTTCATAAAATCACACACCTAAAATTAATTATCCATTTAATATCATAGAGTTGCGTATTCAGGCCATAGATTCGACGGACAGTAAAACTGAAAAAAAATGAATTTCTTTTCATTCTTTTCAGTTCCTGTATCGCAGTACATCTCGAGGACTGGCACGGACTGGCGGTATCGTTTGTAAAAAATCCAGGCTGAAAATTTTTAGTGATATGAAAACCGCAGGCGGGTGCGGTGTAGTGCCGTTTTGGTCTGTCGAGCGTATATTTTCCTTTTTCACGATTGCTGCATATCAAAACGAATGTGCAGATATCAGGCCGTGTCAAACCGTGAATCGTGGAGCCTAAATGCCCAAACTACGTTTGTAGACCTAGCTAGGGGAAGGTTTCCACATATACTGCTACCTATCTTCCAGTCGCTGGTGAGGATCAAGGTAAGCTAACTGGTGAACAAGAAAAGTACTTTCGTATCTTGCGTACTCGTTTTTTTTGATTAGTATGTACAGGTAGTAACTGGATGGTGAGAATTCGTCATAACTTATCAAATTGCATGATGTTTATAGAGTATGAGTAATGAGTCATAATAAAAAGGAATATGCTAAATTTTTCCGTCGCCCCATTTTTTCATCCTTAGCAAAAGGTAAGGATATTTCGGATTTATTTGGGAGTTTTGATTCTTACTGCTATGAAACACTGTTTTCAAACAATGATAATAATGAACATGAGATTTCACTAAGGGATTTATTTACATCATTATATGATTTTTTGCGTCTGAATTATAGAAATGAATATGTTTATAAGACAGCACTTGTCAATAAAATAATATTCGGTAAGCACAGCCCAAAAACAAGTTCGTCGTCCATAGAGTTACCAATTAAAAACTCTATAGTGGATGTTGCGGTGTTTAATGGTACGTCTACAGCTTACGAGATTAAGACAGAGTATGATTCACCAAAAAGGTTGATTACTCAAGCCCCTGATTATTTGGATGTTTTTGATAAAGTGTATATAGTTACACATCCAGAGTATGCAAGTAAATATTGTGCTTTAAATCTCCCCAGAGTGGGAGTTATGGTTTTGAATAAAAAAGATCAATTGAGTGTCATTAAGGAGGCAGATTCAAATATTGATTATATTAAAAGTGACAGCTTGTTTTCAGTTCTTAGAAAGGAAGAGTTCTTAGCTATAATAGAAGATTACACTTCAACTAAAATAAATATGCCTAACGGATTGGTTTATGAATATTGTAAAGAGATATTCATGCAGATGCCATTAAACATAGCAAATAAATACTTTATCTCTGCTATGAAAAAAAGATGTAACGATAAAGTTTTTTTGGATTATATTTATTCTCTTCCAGCATGTTTACGTGTTTTAGGTTATGCAACACCATTATCAAGAAAGCAAAAAGAATTCATCATGAATTTGATGGATGTAAAAATTAAAATTTGTTGATATCCTCAGGAGTTGTAAGTTATGTATAGCCCATATTTGTATGCGAGAAGTACAGAGTTATTATGCCTTAGGGACCTCGTTGCGAAGGGAGTTAGCCTAAATGGTCTGCTACCAATTTTAGAACCAATTAACGTCAATACGAGAAATTTATTAACATGTTTAAATGTTTGGAATTCTGACATAATTGTTATCCTTAATCCTTATCAGGAAGATTTTTCTTCACACAATAACGTCTTAACTTTAAATCAAAATTTATCAAGTGTATTAACAAATAAAAATAATATCATCTCTGGATATCTTATTCAGCCCAATACAACGATTAATGATATTAATAATTGGTTGAATGCTAACTTAAATAGACGAGTTGCACTTCTATATGATAATCCATCATTATCCAACTCTGATATTCAGTTGTTGGCGACAAATCAATTGATTAGTTATCATGTTGTTTTAAATAATAAAATGCTTCCTAATCAGTGCGCTCTTCTTCCTTTGTCGAAGTTAATTATTATTAGCGATAACTTTAGAAAGTTAGCAAAAAATGCTGATTATAATGGGCCGGAACTTTTCACGCACGCACATCAATTCGTGGGACAAAATTACTTAGGATTTGGCGATTATACAATTACTGGCCAGGTACTAGATCTTGGAGGTGGTCAACCTTCTGCTGTTGCCGCACATTTGGTGTTCAAGAATTTACAAGCGAATACAGTTTGGATTCGTCATTTTGTATCAAGCAACACGCAACGAGGAAGTTCAAATGTTACTGCAAAATTTTTAGATGTTTCAGATCAAATTACAAATCTTGTTCCCCAACATCCAACCCAGTTTGGCAGCAACATTGGTCTTAACTATTATTATTACAATAGTCAACCAACTGTAAGGCATTTCCCTGGGTTGCCAAAAAACAAACAGTATCAAATTACTCACCATATTTGTTTCATGCTGGATTTAATAGCAGGTCGTATTTAATAAGCTAGCGTACCATTCCATCATTACTTGTCGATCTTTAATATATTGCGCATGATTGTAAGTACCTCGAATAGAGTTCTTATCAACATGCGCAAGCTGCATTTCAATCCAGGCACTTTCAAACCCATGCTCATGCAAGATGGTGCTCATGGTATGCCTGAAACCGTGACCCGTTAACCGACCGTGATAACCCAGTAGTTTTATCACTTTGTTGATGCTGGCTTCGCTCATTGGTTTACTGACGTCATTCCGGCCAGGGAAAACGAGGCTGTAATTCCCTGTTATTTCTTGCAGCTTTTTCAGGATATTGATCGCCTGAGTTGATAACGGAACCAGATGGGGGCGGCGTTTCTTCATCCGTTCTTTGGGGATCTCCCATAAGGCATTATCTAAATCAAACTCAGCCCATTCCGCTGCACGTAGTTCAATTGTTCGCACGCCTGTTAGCATCAACAGCTGCGTGGCGTATTTGGTAACTAAACTGCCCTGATAGTTATCCAGAGCATTAACGAACTCGGGCAACTCGCTTTCAGTCAGGAACGGGAAGTGTTGGGTTTTAGGTTTGTTGAGTGCGATAGCTAAATCGGGTGCAAAATTATACTTTGCTCTACCAGTGGCAACAGCATAACGAAGCACTTCACCACAGCGGCGGCGGATCTTACTGGTTTGCTCTAGCGCACCTCTTTTCTCTATTTTTTGCAGGACGGTTAGCAGTTCTAATGGTTCAATCTGCTCAATTGGGCGCTGGCCGATAAAAGGAAAAATATCCTTTTCCATACAATTGAGAACCTCTTTTGCATAACCCTCTGACCAGGTGGCTTTTTTCGATGAGTGCCATTCTCTGGCCACAGACTCAAAGCTGTTCTCATGCGCGAACTGCAAAGCAATCTTATCTGCTTTTCTGGCTTCACTTGGGTTTATCCCGTTGGCTAACATCGAACGCGCTTCATCACGTTTGGTACGTGCCTGTGCCAACGACACATCGCCATATACGCCAAAGGAAATCATCTTAGGCTTACCTGCAAAGCGATAGCGAAAACGCCAGCCTTTACTGCCCGCTGTGTCGATCAGGAGTGATAGCCCCATACCATCGTTAAGCGTATAGGGTTTGTCCTTCGGTTTTGCTCTTTTTATTTGGATGTCAGATAGCAGCATGTGTATAGAAAAAAGATCGAACTCAGTTATACACAATGTTATACGCAAAGATGTATAGATTCCATTAGAAATAATGGTACTTTGCTGGACGAGTATAAGGAGATGATATCAGTTAAAACAGTGAGTTATGGAATTAATTGAACTTAGTGAGAAGTGTTCATGGTGTCCCCTGCAGACATCTACTTGAAGCGGCAGGGGATTGATTGGAATGGTATTTTTTAGATGTGAGAAATATTTTACCCGCTATTTTACCCATTGGCGCGGCTTAAGAGCTTATTTTTGAATTCACAATGGTCACGATATAACCATCTTGCTCGCCCGTGGATAACTTTGGCTTTTGGCAGGTCGCCGGACTTAATCCGGTCATAGATGAAGGTTTTACCGAAGCCAGTATCGGCCATGATGAATTTCAAATCAACCAGTGAATCAGGCTGTAGTTCGTGTTGCATGAGTGCTATCTCCGAATAGGGAATCGAACCTGCAAATCAGGTAATAAAAAACCGCCATCAGGCGGCTTGGTGTTCTTTCAGTTCTTCAATTCGAATATTGGTTACGTCTGCATGTGCTATCTGCGCCCATAGCATCCAGTGGTCATAGCAGTCATTGATGTTTTCTGCTTCGATAACTCTGTTGAATGGCTCTCCATTCCATTCACCTGTGACTCGGAAGTGCATTTATCATCTCCATAAAACAAAACCCGCCGTAGCGAGTTCAGATAAAAGAAATCCCCGCGAGTGCGAGGATAGTTACTTGTTCATATTATTAATCGTCAATGTATTTTGAGCATTGTGGGCAATCATCAATCCCACAATACGATTCATATGCATCCTTTATTGCGTCGCGGGCTTCAGTAAGAGTATTGAATAAGTTGCAGCTATTATCTTTTTGATATAGGTAAGTTCCTAATTTATAAGCAGAAGAAGCATCATTTCCGCTGTCTAAAATTACATCGTTATGGATTCTGCACCTTGCAAGAACTCCTGATCCCATAAGGGTCTGCATAGCCCATTGCTCTTGATCTTCACACAAACCATGAATGCTCATTTCAACACCTCTCTTCACGTTTCACACACGTTAAGATTAACAGTGTTTTTACATGCTTTGGAAGATTTATTTTATAAAAACTCTTTTAATACAAATAGATATAATAGTTCACTATTATAGCTCCTTTAATCGAGGCGGTTCTGGTAGAGGCATCCAGTGGGTTACCTCTTTGAGATACAGGTCTTCGCCATCACCGTCATCCCAAGTGGGATTGCCATCATTAAACCAGTCGCCATATACGCCGACCTGAGTGTTGGGGATGTTTGGTGGGTAGTTGTTTTTAAAGTCAGCTGCTAACACATAGCATTGTCGCTCTCCCATTTCTGGCATTCGCTCACTACAGCTTATCCAACCATCCGGAGTTACCGGATAGTTGCCATTTACATCGAAGTTTGGCTCTGCGTCCTGAACCAGGAGGATGTAACCATTCTTGGCAGTATCAAGTTCTGACGCCTCGGTGACGGTGCCGAAATAGCGATTACCTAAATCAGCATCACAAGTGCTTACATCAATGGAAACCTCCATGCCTTCGATTAATTCTGGCAAGTTGTAAGTTTGGTTTACAGGTTGGCCTCCCTGAAGCATGGCGGCGCGGCGTTGCTGAAGTTCGGCCAGCGCTAGCATTACATCATCAATGACAGGCAACTCCATTTCATACAATTCAAGAGAATCCCTAGCCACACGGATAAGTACGCTCAGGCGCTCGTCTGTTAGGTTGTTATTGGTCATTATTACCTCCCTGAAGCATGGCGTCGCTCCGCTCTATACCATCCAGCGCGATTCGCAGTGCCTGAATTGTGGTAATGCTATCGTTTGGGGCTATTCCATATCGCTCGAATACAGCGATATGACCGCGCATAATCTCAGGCGTAAGCTCTTTGTAAGCATAAGCAAGCGACTCTGATGCATTATCCGGCACTACCGGCGATGGCTGTTTGGCTTCTAAATCAGCTATTCTGTCAACCACGGCATCGACAGCATCTGAAAAGCCGAACCAGTTGCTCCACTCCGGCCTGTTACCGGTTGCTGCAAAGTACATATCAGCTAAAGCAGACTCAGCATGGTCACGCTCATTGATGAGTTGCTCTTCGCTTTTCTCCAGTTCAGCAATACGCTTACTCCCATCCGCGATTACTCCCTCGTAATATTCACGCTGCTCGTTGAGTTTTGATTTTGCGGCTTCCAGCGCCGCAACCAATTCGTCTACAGTTCCGGCAGCTTGCAGTGCGTAATCGGTAATAGACATCTCATGATCAATTTCAGTACCGTTCTCATTAGTTGAGGTGATAGCAAAATAATCAGAGTCGATTTCGTTATCAGCTAAGTGGCGTAGCGTATCGGCAACAAGCCGGCCGTTTTCGATTAGCAGCTTCCCTACCGTAAGCGCAATTTCCTCGTTCTCCTGGTCACGGCGTTTGATGTATTGCTGGTTTCTTTCCCGTTCATCCAGCAGCGCCAGTACGGTAGCCGGATTGGCTGCGGCGATGAATTCAGCATTGGCCTGCTGTTCCATTTGGAAATCTTCATCGAAACCGCTTTCTGGATGCGCTCCTTCAATTCTGCAAATGGGAATATATCCAGCAACTTCACGATGAATTAGCGCATCATCACCATCAAATCGGCTCTCTCCATATTCGAGCGACCACTCGCCACACGTTGCTTTTTCTGCCTTAGCACGCAGTGCCTGATAATCAATCTTGCTCACTGGTTGCCTCCTGCTTTTCTGCCTTCAACACCATGCGAGAACCATCATCCAGCTCCCACGCGATCTCACCACCTTCAGCCATGACCAGTCGCCACACCAATTGAGCAGCCTCATTGGTAACATCACGACCTGGATCATTGCCAACGCGCATACGTCCACCTTCAACATAGCGCATTTTTGCCAGCATGATAGTTTTTGATAGCGGTGAAAAACCAAGCTGTAGTCGTGCTGAATTACTCACTGGTTGCCTCCTTTGCGAAGCTCTGCAGCGAAATATACAGCTGCGGAAACAATAGCTGCATGCAGGTATTCACCATCAGAAAATAAAGAATCTCCCTTAAGTGCATTGACGATACTCTGATGATTTTTTGCCAGCATCTCCACGCCCTGCGCCCGCACTTCAGACAGGAAAGCATCGGTGGCTGGGGTTTTGATTTCGTTAAGCGCATCACTGAATCCACCACGCTCCATACCTAGCTCTGCTTCGTAATCGGCATCGAATGCAGCGTCTTTGCAGAACTTCTTCATCCCCACACTCTCCGCTGCCAGCGCCGCGCACTTGGCCTCAAGGTTATCAATCGTGATTCCAGCAGAACGACACTCCCGCAACGCCGTTTCCAGTTTTGATTCAAGTTCACCGAACTTACGGACAAGATATTCAGCGTTTGTTTCGTTAACCTTTAAATCTCGTGGGATGCATTTACCTTTCAGAAATCCATCCATCTCAATTAGTGACATTTGTTTCATTTCTTCCCACTCCTCCACATCGCATTCAGATATTTGTTTTGATTCACTGATGGAAAAGAATTTCTCTTAAGCAATTCCTCTCTCGATGGCATTGGCTTTACGCGTTGGCGAATAATCATTTCTGCCGGAAGAATGCCGGGATTGTATGCAAGTCCTCTCATGGTAAATTCCTCTTTGTTAATTTATTCGTATGCCTGCTCTTTCTTCATCGAGTTTTTTTAGCTTGTATCGCATAGCTCTTACTGAATAAATTGAGCGGCAGGTTGCAATTGCTATTTCTTCTGCGGAGAACTTACCGAAAAGTGATACTTCGGCTCTTGTCCAGCGTCTTCCACGAAGTCGGCTAACAATGTCAGCGCCAATCCTTGTTGCTTTCGCCATTACTGCTTTTTCAGTCCTTTCCAGTTTTTCTGCGATAACTTCAACTGGCATTGTCGCCGCTACTTCGCGTAAGAAATCGACTTCCCATTTCTCCCATGGAGTCTTTTTCATAGGCGATACCGTTATTTGATAAGAAGTGAAGGTTTCCCAACTTTGAGTTGAGCGCCGGGGATATTTATTCCTGCTTTTAGTTGGTGTTTGATTGCCAGTTTGTCGGCTTTAATTGTCGTTTCAAACTCAACGTATTCAGGAGGAAGGGCGCTTGAGTCGATGATTTCTACAGTTTCTGACGGTTTGCGGATTGTTACCTGGTGAATACCCGCTCGAATCTTTTTCTTGCCAACCATTTCAAGCGATGACGCTATATACGCCATAATGCTGTCAATCTTATTTTGAATTACTGCGGCTCGTTCATTCAGTGATTTTGCCTCGTCCTTGAGGCGTTCAGCATAACCAGATTCATTTTTAATAATGGCAAGAAGTTGCTCTATTTTATCGGTAAATTCTCCTTCCATGCCTTCTATTGTGTCAGCAATCATCTCTGGCTCTAAATCTGAATCCATCAATTTTGCGTATTCATTGGCTATTTCATATAGTTTGCTCACTGGCAACCTCCAGTTTCGCTTTGCATTCTATGTAAATGGCTTGTACGTTCTGCTGCAATTTCATTCCAGATGTCAGGCGATATGCTTCTGCAAAATATCGCTTCAAATCATCCATGTTTTCTGCCTGAGCCATTTCATCACAAAGAAGTTGTGCTTTTTCCATTATTTCCTGCTGGCGTTTCCGTTCATCTTCGCGGATATCTTCCTCTGATTTGTGCGGCATAACTGGTTCCTGATGCATACCTTCATCTTCGTTAAGCAGGTGAATGGCATTATCCAGTCGCTGGGCTTTAGGCCAGTATTTGCTGGCGCGTTTAACTATTGTTTTACGTGCCATCTCTTCCCAGAATGTTTTCCACGGTCCATTCTTTGCCTTGCTCGTTGCTTCCACTGCTTTAATTTCTGCCAGACTCATTTCTTCAGTGAGGTAGTCACCATCTGCTGTTTTAACCGTACAATAACCACCAACAATAGAGCCTCGCTCACCAAATGCGTTGTATTTGTGGGTTGGTGCTGAATCAAGGCCGTTTGATTCATAGGTGTCGTTTGAGTACACCAGTTTGCATTGCCCCCACTTAATTGATCCTGTCGACTGTGCAAGGTGAAGTAATCCCATATAGCTGATATCAAGGCAAACCATGCCGTCGCGCGGAACTAGATAAGCAAGTTTGCTGGCCGGGTTTAAGGTGATGCCGATCGCCGCAACATTGATGATGGCGTTCTGTGCGCTGGTTGGATTTGCCAGTGCCGTTTTAGCCAGGTAATCATTTTTCTGGAAATACTGAATTGCAAACTGGCTTTCCTTAGCCCATGTCACCGTCTGTTCAGTCAATGCTCCGCAGAATAACTGCTCTTGCTGTTTAACGAATTCAACGATATTGCTCATGCAGCTTCTCCATAAATATGTCTGCGTTTGAATATTGCGAAGGCATATTCAGCCTTAACTCTTTCGGTTATTGCATCCCAGAACCATTCAGCGGCTTTTTCCTGATAGTTACAGTCATAATCTTCCAGCCAGTCGATAGCGTCCTTAGTGTGTTCATCTGGTTTATATGAGCGAAGCATTTCGCTTATTGGGTCGCAACGTTTGCAGAGGCGATTAACTTCACTGTTGATTCGTTCGTAATCTTCATCAGTAAAACTTGCGATTATTTGCGATATTTCACGCTTATCATTCAGAGTCAGAATCATCATCTTTCTCCTGTTCTTTGTGCTGATTGAGCATTTTGTTCATCAGACGAATGAATTCTTCGTCTGACCAGTTATCTGTAAAACTCATGGACGGCCTTGTTGTTTCAAAATATCCCAAAGCTTTTCGAGCAAGCTTTTCATTCTTGGTTGTTTAAAGTCTGCTCCGGTTAAAATATTTTTTCGTGAATGCTGTACCGATAAAATCGGGTTGAAAGGGCGAACCGATGCCGCCCCTGCAATAGCGAACTGTTGCATAGGATGCTCCTTCTGTTTGATTGCATAACGAAAACGCCTCAAGTGAAGCGTTATTGGTATGCATATAAAAAGGCCCTCACACTGGAGGGCAAAGAAGATTTCCAATAATCAGAACAAGTCGGCTCCTGTTTAGTTACGAGCGACATTGCTCCGTGTATTCACTCGTTGGAATGAATACACAGTGCTTATTCGTCATGCATTTCAGGTAATTCTTCGTATTCGACGCCCCATACGAGTTTACACCAAGTGACTCGCTCATATCTTTTACAAAAATCAGACCACATAACTTGTGTTCCATCATGGTTTGTTATTACTTCTGTAATATCACCAACACTAACAAAACTGGTATTAGAAGCGGTTATTTTTACTTTCATTACTTATCCCCAAGAGCTTTTCTTATTGCTGCGAGACCTTTATTAACAGCTCCATACCATTCTGGATATGTTGTCGTTGTTCTATTTTTGGTTTGCTTAAGTAATAACTGAAGCGCTTCGAGAAGGTCAGGTGCAGCCACTATTAGATTGGCATCTTCAATGCATTGAACTTCCTCACAGATTGCAATATACGAACGCCAGCCTGTGCCATTTTCAAGAGAGTCTGCCTGGATGATTTTAATCTCATCGCCATCCATCATTATTTCCCACTTACCTTCAGTACCTTTAAATTCCATGTTAGCCTCTGTTGTTTATGCCAAAAATAAAGGCCGACTATTCGGCCTTATCTACATTCCTGAACCAAACGCAGATCGGACCGTCTTCTGTATCGTGAATCGAACCGACAAACCATCCTTCTCCATCTGGCATGCTTGGCTCCCATCCACTGATGTTTTGATTCCCATCTTCAAAATACGCGTCAATTACCGTTTGATTGTTGTCGTTTTCCATTTCAACAATTGATGATTCAATGCCATGCTGCTTGCAGAAAGATCTGAACTCATCAGCTGAAATTACCTCTCTATCCCCAAACAGGTTGGCGTATTCTGGGTGCGTCCAGTAGCCATCCTCGCTTCGCTCTACTACTAATGCTTCCATATCTCACCTCAAATAAGTGGTTTGCTGCCTAATTTCATTTTCTGGCGACCAACACAAGTCACACCCATTTCACTGCGTGGCTTGCTGTACCATGTGCGCTGATTCTTGCGCTCAATACGCTGCAGGTTGCTTTCAATCTGTTCGTGGTATTCAGCCAGCACCGTAAGGTCTATCGGATTCAGTGCGCTTTCTACTCGTGATTTCGGTTTGCGATTCAGCGAGAGAATAGGGCGGTTAACTGGTTTTGCGCTTACCCCAACCAACAGGGGATTTGCTGCTTTCCATTGAGCCTGTTTCTCTGCGCGACGTTCGCGGCGGCGTGTTTGTGCATCCATCTGGATTCTCCTGTCAGTTAGCTTTGGTTGTGTGTGGGAGTCGTAGTCCTGAACGAAAACACCTCGCAATGGCACATTGGCAGCTAATCCGGATTCGCACTTCCGGCCAATGCTTCGTTTCGTATCACACACACCAAAGCCTTCTGCTTTGAATGCTGCCCTTCTTCAGGGCTTAATTTTTAAGAGCCCCACCTTCATGGTGGTTAGTGCGTCCTGCTGATGGCTAAATAGTACGATTTGTACTTTATCAAGTCAATACAAAATGTTCTAAATATAATTAGTTTTTTATAACGCTTTGTATTTAATGGGTTTATATTTTGGAAAAAGAAAACCCGACGCTAAGGTCGGGTTATTGTTGTGTGTTTTAGAGTGGTGAGGCTGTTAACTAAATGTCTCTTCAGGCCACTGGCTGGCGATAACTTTCCCTACTACGGAACAGCTATCATTGCATGGAATCATTGGATATTGCGGGTTTAGTGGCTGTAGGAACACCTGACCGCTATCCCTGATCAGTTTCTTGAAGGTAAACTCGTCACCACCAAGTCTGGCTATGCAGAAATCACCTGGCTCAACAGCCTGCTCAGGGTCAACGAGAATTAACATCCCGTCAGGAAAGCTTGGCTTGGATCCTGTTGGCGCGGTCATGGAATTACCTTCAACTTCAAGCCAAAACGCACAATCACTGGCTTTTTTGGTTGTGCTGACCCATCTCTCCGCATCACCTTTGGTAAAGGTTCTAAGCTCAGGCGAGAACATCCCGGCCTGAACATGAGAAAAAACAGGGTACTCATATTGTTTTTTAACGGGGGCAGATGAGTATTCGCCAACAGGTGAAAATGTACCGTCGTGGTTGAATGAGACGTTATCAATACCAAGGTATTTAAACACCACACCAATCTCGTCAAGAGATGGATGACGAGATCCGCGCAACCAGTGACCAATTCCACCCTGCGTCATACCAAGCTCTTCAGCTAACTTCTCTTGAGTTATGCCGAGCTCTTTCATTCTGGATCTAGCCAGTTCATACCATTTCATTTTCATACCCTTATTATTACGCTCTGTACTAAAACCATCCATGCACAAGATGTATTTTTTGTTTGCATTCTAAAAGTACATATCGTATTATTGTTTCATGGTTACTATGGAGGGCATATGAGCAACCTACGAAAATATCGAGAGTCACTGAATATCTCTCAAACAACACTTGCTAAGGCAGTTGGATGCACACAGGGAGCTATCGGACATTGGGAATCTGGTCGTCGCTTCCCAGACCTTAAAACATGCCGTGCTCTTGTTGAGTGCCTAAACAAGTTAGGCGCAAAAGTCAGTCTTGATGACGTGTTCCCGCCGGAACACAAAGCCGCTTAAGACATTCCAGCTCTTACACATCCCAGCCCTGAAAAAGGGCATCAAATTAAACCACACCTATGGTGTATGCATTTATTTGCATACATTCAATCAATTGTTATCTAAGGAAATACTTACATATGGTTCGTGCAAACAAACGCAACGAGGCTCTACGAATCGAGAGTGCGTTGCTTAACAAAATCGCAATGCTTGGAACTGAGAAGACAGCGGAAGCTGTGGGAGTTGATAAGTCGCAGATCAGCAGGTGGAAGAGGGACTGGATTCCAAAGTTCTCAATGCTGCTTGCTGTTCTTGAATGGGGCGTCGTTGACGACGATATGGCCCGATTGGCACGACAAGTTGCTTCGATTCTCACCAATAAAAAACGCCCGGCGGCAACCGAGCGTTCTGAACAAATACAAATGGAATTTTAATAACATCCAACGAGGTAATTATATGCGAAACAAAGGCTTTAATCCACCTGATACACACAAAGAAGCTAAGCGTTTGCGCTTCCTTCGTTCCATTGATGAAAGAACTCAAATCTCTTTTGTGAAAGTTGCCAGAACTGAGCTTCTGAAGGCTGAGGCGAGGGCGTTGCTCCCGTCTCTACCAAAAGAGGAGGGATATACGTTCATTCCAAACGCATTTCTGGAAAAGCTGCTCAAAGAAGACATATCCGTAAGTCAGTTTAACGATGTTTGA